GGCTGGCGACTTCGAGCGGCCTTCCGTGTTCATCGAAACGGATCTTGTTTCTGACCGGGTTCACACGCCGCAGGCTGACCGCATTATCGAGGACGTGGGGCTCGTCTTCCATTTCGACAAGGAGCGATTGGCCGAAGAAGACGAAGGAGAACCAATTCCTTTTGATCTGACGCCCTTCTTCACCTACCTACGTCAGAAACGCTTCTGCGTCGCGTCTGAGAGATTCGGTATCATGTTGGTTATAGAGCCGCCGCAGCTCAGGCCGAAAGCCGATCAGGTGGAAGTCACCTGCAGATATTCGTATCTGTTGCATGTTCCGAAGCTGCTGGATGGTAGCCCAATAGAAAGGATCAACAATTTTTATATCAGTCACAACGGGGAGGAATTTAACGCATGACTGAAGATTTAAATAAACGCAATAAGCGGGAATGGATTGAAGGAGCGCCCATCTTCAAGGCTGAACGCTTTGAAATTGCAGGCGCTCTTTTTGATTGTAAAGATGATGCCTTGCTGACACAGGAGGAAGTGGCTAGGAAACTGGATGCTTTCTTGCGCCCTGTATCAGCTCCTGTTGTGGTGCCAGAACAGGCGTCTACGGACAGAAAACCAAAACGAACGAAGGAGGAAACAGTGAATGTCGATTCAAAGGACTAGACCCGGTGCATACGTAGAACTGCACGCATTGGCAAAGGCGCGTGTAATCCCGAATACGGGACGTGTATTGGTACCGTATCAGGCTGAGTGGGGGCAGCCGAATCAAGCCGTAGACATGGCCGACGATTCGGAACGACTCCTTGAGACAGGGAAACTAGTAGATGTGGTGGAGCTGGCTGCCGAGAAAGGGGCGACCGTCATCGGCTATCGTGTAACAAACGGCGACGAAAAAGTAGCTAATGTAACAGTGGTCGACAGCTACACGATCGAAGCACGCTACCCTGGTACTCGAGGGAATGACTTCGAATATATGATTCGTCCTGCTTTGGTTGACCCAGCGAAGAAGGAGATCGTGATCCGCGATACCAAAGGCGTATACGATTCGGAATCTCACCTGGTATCAGACAAGGTCGAAGCAGTTACGAAGCTGAAGAAGTCTGCTATGGTGCGCTTCAAAGACATCGGTACAGTGGATATGGACGATGTGGCATATACCAAACTGGCTGGTGGTAAAACGGGGACTTCACCGATTACTGCATCGGATTGGAGCCGTATTTTTAACCGCGTGGACGGTCTAACTTTTGACGTGTTCTATTTGCCCGCAACTGATCCAGCTGTACAGGCAGCAGCCAAACAGTGGCTGCTCGATCGTCGCACGAAGGCACGAAAGTTGGCGCAATTGGTTATTGCGGGCGACCCGACGAAGGATGACGATATCGAAAGCCACAATGAGCGCAGTCGTGCTATGAATGCGCGGTACATCATCAACTGCTCTATAGCCGGTAAACACACCAACGGAAAGACATACAGCTCTGTTGAATGGGCAGCGTGGGTAGCTGGACTGGTGGCCGGCACACCGGCGAACCAATCATTCACCGGAGTCAAAGTGCCGATGACATTGGCAAACGTTGATTGGAGCTATTCAGAAGTTTTGAAAGGCCTATCCGAAGGAACCTTGATGGCAACCAGAGACGGATATGATTACATTGTCGAATCTGCGGTTAATACCCTGTCCACTCTTGGCCAAGGGGAGCGGGAGGATTTCGGTAAGATCCGAGTTTCTATGACGATCGACCAGATCTTGAACGACATTTACGCCGCTGGCAAACGGAATAAGGCGAAGCTAAACAATGATAAGGAAGGCCGCGCTATGTTCATCGCGGAAGTCGTTGAATACTTGAAAATCCGGGCGCAACAAAAGGCCATAGCGTCGGATTTTGTTTTCGAGGAACATCCGACTAAGAAGAGCGAATTCGATTATGCCTATTTCTCATTGTTGGCGAAGCCGCTCGATGCAATCGAAGCATTTTATATTGATTGGGAGGTGGCATAGTAGATGGAACGCGAACTGATTGGACGGAATCTGTCCGTCCAGGACGATAAGGGTGACCCGATTCAAACGATCAAGGAAATTGAGGTCACATTGAAGCCGGAGACTTTGGACATCGTGCGAGCTCGACGAATGTCAAAAACAAAGCAAATCGTCGGGTACGAAATCCCGGTGAAGCTGGTCATGTCGAAACTTGAATCTCGTCTTCGATACCGTCTGTTGGAACAATTCAAGGCAGGAAAAACAATGTTTCTTGATCGCATCACCGGCTCCATCGAAGATATGCAGACTGGGAACACGGAGCGGGTACTGATTACGGGCATTCATATCCATGATGACATGGACATTTTGATAGCGAAGATTGATGAGAATAAGGGAATTGATATTACGTTGTCGGGGACAGCTACAGATTTCGATTTCGTCGAAAAGTTCCCAGAGTATATGGCATAGGAGGGCGGGTTACCGTCCTCTTTTTTCGTAACTAAAACTAATCATTAGGAGGGCTAAACAATGAGCGACAAACTGCAGAAATATCTCGAAAAAGGTAAGAATGTACACAAAGGTGATTTTATCAATGTTCCAGCCGACGGGGAGGAATGGTCTGTTCGTCGTCTGACTACAATTGATGTTCGACGGTCTTATGAATTGGCCTACGATGAACACGGGGATCCAAAGGGCACATACAACGAGATTGATGTCATGATCGTAAAGGCGACGGAGCATGACTTTGATTGGAACGATACAGAGCTGCTCAAAGCATTCAATTGTATAGAGAAGTTCGAGTTGCCACCGCGATTGCTTGACAACCCAGACGATTATGCAGCGCTCAGTAAGGCGGTTCGTAACTTTCAGGATACGAAAGATGCATTGCTGAAAGAAGCAAAAAACTCATCCGGCAAGACGGAGAAGCAAGCTGGGTAGCGTCTTTTTGGATTAATCAGAAGCGGCTGCCGACGGAAGTCTTGCCTTATGACGTAGACAAGGAACGACAATATTATTTCTGTCTTGCGGCCAGCATGATCGCAGAGCAGGAAAGGGAGAAGCAAAGAAAATAGAGCGGGAAGGGGGTGGATATTATAGCTACAGCACGGGTTACAGTACCGTTCGAGGCACGTGATCTTATTTCTGGCGCTGTGCGGAACATGCGAAGCGTGATTCAGGGAGCAACGGATGATCTGTTAGATTTTCGCCGAGCTTCAGGTAACATGTTCGACGATTTCGTATCGGGTGGCCGTCGAGCAAGGGAGACGGCGGAAGACCTGGGTAGACGGGTCAATGATGTCCGGGACGAAACGCGCCGTCTCGGCAACACGCACGTAGATGATCTGTTCCGCAGAGCTCGGCGCGGTGCCGACGATTTGCGTTCATCTGTAAATCGTGCAGAAGGCGAAATCAGAGGCATGAGTGATGCTCGTGTCCATCTACGCGCACGTGATGATGTCAGTCCAGTACTAGATGGAATCTCGTCGAAAATAGGAGCTATTGCTGCTACTGCTGGCACACTTATCTTAGGCAGTGGTGTAAATGACGCGATGTTCGGCGGTGTGATGGATTATCATACCGCTGCAGCACGAAGCGCAGCTCTCCTGTCACCAGTAGACCGTGCCCAAGGTTTGGGCACGGTGGATGAACTCTACAAGAAAGGGATGATTTCATCTAGGGCAGAGGGTGCGAACCAGTTGGCCGCCGCGGCTCCATTGGTGAAAGACAAGACTCAAGTAAGCGACTTTGTTACTCAGTCGGTAAAAATGCAGACAATCACGCCTGATGCCAGTTCAGAAGAAATTCACCGAGCTTTGGCTCAATCAGCGGATACGTTCAAAGAAAGCTACGCGCAGGTTAGTGACAGCATGATGTATGCATACAAACAGGTAGGAGATCGGCAACAGGATTTGTATGATACCTTCTGGGAGTATTCAGGATATTTCAAAAATACCGGGGCATCATCTGCACAAATGTCGAACTTCCTTGTTCGTAGTGTAGAAGAAGGCAGCTTCAACTTTGACAAGCCCGCCGACTTCTTCAAGGAAGTTTTCGGGGTTAAAGCCTTGGATAGCGGTGATATGGCAAAGTATTTTGAGCAGCGTGGTTCAGGCAAAGAGGAAGCAGAGCGTCAGGCGGAGGCGTTTACCGGGGACATTAACTCAGGGAACGACCAACGAATGAAAGGGGCGCTCATGGCCCTGCTCGGAGACCTTTCCAGTCAATCTCCGAATGACTTGAAACAATCGCTTGTCATGTTGGGCAGTGCAACGGCAGAGGACAACGGCATTGCTGCAATAAAGAATTTCAAGACGCCGTTTGAAGAAGCACCTAAGGACGTAGTAGGAACCACCAATAGAATGGTTCAAGCGCAGCTCGGTGCAAACCCGATGCAAGACATGATCGAAACTAGGCGGCAGATGGATCTCCAGATGCAGGAGATTGGTTCGAACATATCGACTGCCGCGCTTCCGATGCTGAAAGAATTCAATTCATTGATCACTGAAAACAAAGATGAAATTCAGAACCTGGGAAAAGGGATAGCGGATTTCATATCTGGTTTGGCCAAAATTTATAAAGAACATTTTGGGTTTATAAATGGCGTCATAGGAGCCATCGGTGCGGGGTTTTTAGCCAAAAAATCAATTGATCTTATAAAAGGAACAGGTAGCTTTCTAAAGGAGATTGGTAGTTTTGGTATGAATGTCAGCAGACGTGCTGCTGCAGGTGGGCGTTCAGTATGGGAACGTGTGCGTAGAAAAACGGAACCACCACCGCCCGTTCCGACGCCAGCTGATCGCCTCAGGGGGAGACAACTTACTAGGTTTGAGAATAGACGAGGATCAAGAACGGCAACTGACGTCTTTGACTCTGTGCGTTCATATTCTTCCATGACCGTTCAAGCTGCACGTGTGTTCGTCAATGGCCCACTCGGAGATGGTAGAGGTGGCGGTTTGGGTGGACGAGAAAGCGGCAGGAGAGGAAGACGTGGCGGCAGGGGAGGACGACCCGGTGGCATAAGAGGCAGGCAGGGCGGTAGTCGAGCCCCAAGAGACATTCCTAGTAATGAACCAATCCGTGTGAGGCGTGCGCCACGTCCTGACCCGATTCCAGATCCAACACCACCGAAACGTGGGTTTTTAGGGCGTATGAAAGACTCAGGATTATTTACATCTACCAAAGGACTCGCAAGAGGTGCGGGAATTATTGGTGGCATCACCAGCGCTGGAATCGGCGCCTATAACATGTATCAATCAGCCAAAGATGTCGGATGGCGGGAAGCTGCATCGACGCAAGGTGGAGCAGCCGTGGGTGGAATAGCAGGCGGTGCAATCTTGGGTGCTGTTGGCTCGATTGCTGGGCCTGTTGGCTCGATGGTTGGTGCCAGCATCGGTAACTATGTGGGCGAGAAGTTAGGCAGCTGGGCTGATTCCAGTGGCTTCACGCGTAAAGTGGTGGATAGTGCAATCGCCGTGAAAGATACGGTTGTATCCTGGACGAGCAGTGCTGCTGATTCGATCTCGGGCGCTTTTGGAGATTTTACGGACTGGATCGGGATTACGGAATCGAAACCACCGGAACCTCCACCGCCGCCACCGAAAGCCGAGATTACTTTCGGTAATATCTCGCCAGAAGCAAAGCAGAGAATCGAGGAAGTAGCTTCTCAATTCACCTCAACGCTGAAAGAAAAAGGGTGGAAAGAAGCTTTTACTGGTGTGATGGATCAGCCAGAAGTGAAAAATACGATTCAGGGATTTGAGAGCATTGGTAATCATCTTTCTACAACCTTTTCGAAGATATGGAAGGGCGGCGACAGCCATAAGGCGAAGCAGGGCATCGATGAAGTCGGAACGGCTGCACAACAGACAGCTACAAAAACCAAGAGCCTTGGTGACATCACGAAGAGCTGTCTGGATCTTGTTTTTAATGGTGCAAAGAACGCTGGGATAGGATTGACGGGGGTAGGAGCATCAGCTAAGTCTGCAGCAGATGAAACAAAGCAGCATCTGTCTTCTATCCAATCTGTCGTAAGCCAGAGCAGCAGTTGGGGAAGTAACTTGATCTCCATGATGACATCTGGGATCCGGAGCAAGTTTCCTTCACTTACTTCGGCGGTCAGTGAAGCAGCGGGAGTCATTAAAAACTTCCTTGGATTTCATTCTCCTACGAAGGAAGGGCCAGCAAGTAAGTCCGATCGATGGGCTGGTAACTTCGTTTCGATGTTTGCTGGTGGGTTAGACGCTCGTCCGATCCGTGATCGAGTGAACGGGATCGCGGGAGCACTGCGGCCACCAATGGCACAAACAATGCCGAACAGTATTACGTCCGCTAAGTCCATTGGCCAAGGAACAGGGAAAGTTACTACAGGACAAGTTACAATCCAAACCGTTAATTTCGATTTTGGCGAGCTGGCTAAAGGAGTTACTAATTTCGCAGAATTCGCTAAGATGATGACCAGTTCTGAGGGTCGAGCATTGATTAGAAAGGTGCTCGGAGAGGAATTGTATAAAGCTATTGAGAATGGGGGCTAGGTCATGCTAGCACTTTCACAGGGAAAGGTACGTATGGCCTTTCCTATCACCCCTGCAGAGATTACAGTCTCGGCGGGGAATACTGTCGATGCGTTCAGCGTTATTACTGGAGAAGAGCGTACAGGGAGACCCGTTTCTAAGGTGAAGCGGGTCTCTTTTTCTGCCATACTCCCCCGTAAGTGGGAGAACATCTGGGAAAAAGACAAGAAGCAAACAGTCACATATAAAACCCCAGAGATAACGTGGAAGCTGCTAGAACAGTGGAAAGGTAAGTCGGTTGTGCTCAATTTTGAGAACCTAATTTCTCAGACCATGCTGCTGGAGAGCATGGAGGGCACATATAAAGACGGCCAAGGAAACCTACATGTGAGTCTTTCTTTGGTGGAGCATAAGCCGGTTAAGATTGTGTCATACAGCAATTCCAAGCAGCTTCTGAAGCCCGGTACGATCATTACGAAGGCTTCGAAAAGTCGTCCGAATACGACGGGGAAGTCATCAAAGAAAAATAAGAAGGACAGTAAAGGGAAGGACAAAGATAAGAAGAAAGATGCAAACGCAAAGGGAGACTTTGATTATATTGCTCAAAAAGAGAGAATAGCGGACAAAAACAATAGTGTGAAAGGAGGGAAATAGAATGAAGGGAATCGCGGTTTTGTATGGTAAGGAGAAAGCACGTCAAATCCTTACAGACGCGATAACCGAGCTTTCATGGAGTTCGTATCGGTCTGAGATATGTAGGAGTATGAGCGTGCGGCTCCGAGGTGCATCCGAGATCAAGGTAGCAGGTATGTTGATGTGCTTTGCACAGCAAGGATCGGGGCTGAAATTGAATGCAGCAAACCAGTTTTTCCATGGCCCGATCATTCGGTATGAGGTAGACGAGTTCACGAACGATTGGGAGATTGATGCTCGGGATATTGGATGGTACCTGACGAAGAATAAGGGTTCCCGTCCGTATCTGAAGGGGGAGGCGGGCGCGGAACTACAACGGTATATAAAGACGACTGGGGTTGACTTCCGGTGTCCCAAACTCGGATTCACCCTGGATGAGCGTTATGGCACAATGTCTCATTCGGATGTGATATTGGATGTGCTGAAGAAAGCATATGAACGTACCGGCTATCACTATTATGTAGATGTGGTTCGAACTGATCAGAGTTTCTATTTGGAGGTGCGCAGGGAGGGAACAAATACCCGCGTACCTATTTTTGTGCCCGAACAAATAGAATCTAGCTCTGCCGGATACACGATTGAGGACACGTATACGGTCGTGACAGCGCAAAAATGGAAGGATGACAAGATATCATCTGCAGCAACGAAGAGCGATGCTGGCGCTATTAAGAGCCTTGGTCGCATGGAGGAAATAATAGAGGTAGGCGAAGACGAGAAGCCGGCCACGGTGGCGGCGCAACGTGTGAAAAGCCTGTCAAAGCCAAAACAGCTCAAGAAGATCACCGTCCGACATGAAGATCATTCGCTTGCGAAGCTGCGTGCTGGCTGGCTTGTTTTGCTTAAAACTGACCATGTATCTAAATGGATCGTAGAGAGCGCTCAAACGAGCGTAAAGAACGGTATGTATGTGGTTAAGATGGAACTGGAAAGGAGGGAATGAACGTGTTGAGCGAGGCCTTGAAACTGATGCGCCAGAAGACAACGGATCATATCGATGCACGCGATGCAGAGCGGGGGACACTACTGGCATGGCCAGATAATCCGAAGGTGCAAGTTGATGGCGATGAAGTGCCATACGAGGCTGGTAAGCTTGTATTTGCGGATTATCTATTAGAACGCCGTATCGAGAAAGTAAAAATCGAGGTTGAAACGGGGCCGAAGGAAGTAGCAGGAACAACGTTGACCGGCAGCTTCGTCATTCCTAGTCCTCTGAAGTCGGGCGATCGTGTCATTGTGTCGCGATTGACCGGGCAGCGGTACTATGTGCATGGGAAGGATGTGAGCGGCAGTGGTGGATGAAGGAACACTATTTCCTGAGATGGATCTATCAGATATCGATGAGGTTGAACTGACGGAAACCGTGCCATCAAGTTCGAAATGGACGTACACGATTGATTACCGCAATCGTTGTGCTGTCCTGACCGATGAGGGGCTGCCGCAGAAAACCAGCAATTATGAAGAATATTTGATTCAGACCGCTATGAAGATCCTTAATACTGAGAGGTTCCAATATGTCGTTTATGGTGAGGATATCGGCGTTCAGAGATCAGAGTGGCCTGGATGGGAAGACGTAGAGATTCAGCGGGACATCGAAGAAGCGCTGACTGCCCATGTAGAAATACAGCAGGCCGAGGTGCTTTCTATAGAGCGTGATGGCCAAGAAATGCACCTTCGAATCAAACTGACCGGTGTATCCGGAACCGCGGTAATGGAGGAGACAATCTGATGGGCATAAAATTGACCGATTTACCGAAGCTTCCGCCTATGCCTATCTTGGAGGAAACCCCAGACGAAATCTATCGTCGGTGGGTAAACCGGGCGATTGATATGGCAAAGGATCGGGGGCTGCCACCGCCACCGACGGATGAGGGGGAATATTTTTACGACTTGTGGTATCCCCTCGCGCAAGAAATAGCGGAGCAGCAAGAGCTATGGACGTATGGATTCATACAAGCGTTCCCGATATGGGCTGATTCGGAGTTTCTGGATGCTCATGCATGGGCAAACGGTGTGGCCAGAAAAGCTGATGAAGATGACGACGCTCTTCGCATGCGGATGTTGGAGCAGGCGTTTGCCGAGGAGGGAAGCGGCCGACGGAAGGATTATGAGACGTGGGCGAAAGAAATCGAGGGCGTTGGTGGCGCTATCGCGAGAGAAAAAGAACGCCACGACAATTCTATTGACCTGTATTTGACGGATCTTGCTGGTCAGCCGATTACGCCGGAGTTCGCGGCCAAGGTTAAGGATATGATGTGGGAGGAAAAGCGAATTGCCGGCCATGATTTGGAGGTTCATCCGGCACCAGTATTTACGTTACGAATCGAAGCACGCCTGGCCACGACCGAAGATCTCACGAAATTGGCCGAGCAGATCCGGAAGCGTGTCATCGATTATGCGGATGGCCGAACTTCACTTATATACAACTACATTGCAGCGTTGCTTCTTGTTCCAGGCGTTGAAAATTATTTCGACTTCAAGCTGAACGGCGATGAAAAGGATGTCGATGTTCCGACGACGTCTGTTCTGCAGGTTGAGGTGATATTATCATGATCCCATTGAAATACCGGCAGGCGTTACCGCCATATTGGTATGAAATTGATATGGCAGACCGTCACTTTTCAGTCATGGAGGAGGAGATGGGCGGCCGCGAAAAAACAATCGATGATCTGGGCAGCCAGTTTATGCTGCAGCGTGCGACTTGGGCGCTTTCTCTGTGGGAGTGGATCTACTTCCAAGCCATGCAATCAGGAACCGATGTTCAGCGGAGAGAGGCCATTCTCAAAAAAAAGCTGGCCAACAAGCCGTTTAAACTTCCAGTGCTGAGGGCGCTCGGCTCACAGTATGGGAAACTCTTGCGAGTCTCGGAGGATTTCATTGCTAAAGAGATCCTCTTTTCGTTTTCAGCGGAGAAACCTATAGATCTGAAAAGACTATATGAAGATTTCGAATACATCCGCCCCGTGCATATTCGGAGAGCAACTACATCGATTCAAACCGAAATAGAAACGATCGTCATAAGTGGTAAAGCTAATTACCATCCTATCGACTTCCCTATTTGTGGATTCGAAATGCCTATGAGTTAAGGAGGATAAATCTTGTCAGTTACTATTGAACCAATTATGCTCGATCACATCCTACATGACTTGAGTGCTCGAATTGACCATGCTGTTGTGGACATAGATGGAACAAAAGGGCGTTATCCAATCCATAATACGATTGTGTCCGGACGTAGTGTGCGAAAGTATGTCTATATCAAAGACTCAGTTGCCCTAGAAAAAAAGATTCTCGGAGCATCATTAATGGATAAGAAAGGAAACGCTCTAGCTAACCAACCACTTAACGTGATTAAAAGCGATAAGGGGTTTTTGATTAGTTTTGAATTTGCCGTGGAGGTGAAACCAAGTGTATGACAAGCAGGAATGGAAAGATGAAATTCCAGACCTGTCACGTCCTATTCTGGACGGTACAGGAAAACAGAAGGTAGACCCACAGACAGGTCGCCCGTTGTGGGAGTTAGTGCAGGAGGGTACTAGGATTACATCCTCTCGGTTAAACCACATGGAAGATGGTATTCAAGCAGCTCATGAAGGGCAGAACGCCAAGATCACACGTGATGACGGAACGGCGCAGTTGGCACCTGATCGCGATATTAACAACTGGCACAAGCTTGGCGTGTACTCTTTTAACGAGGCTCACGTCAGTACACCGAGCGGCTTTGTTCGTGGACTTATCTTTGTATATGAAGATGCAGAAGGCGTTACGTACCAAATGGCTTGGGAGACTGATAGCCGCTTGGCGGTACGTACAAAAAATGAGGTTGGACGTTGGACGGAATGGGGAGGCATGGGCGCAAGTGATGACCTAGAGAAAATACTGGCTGGATATATGCCTAAAACTGGCGGAGATTTCACTGGAAGTGTAGGGTTCAATGGATATGGAAGCACTATGAAGTTTACTCATGGTACAGGAGACAATGCCACCTATTCAGTCTATAACAATGCCATGAGGGTACACTGGGGATTAGCTATGAAGACCTACGACGAATCCGTCACTGGATTATGGGATTCTCGTAGGGGACTATGGTCAACTAAAGGTGGATTCTATGTCGTAGGCTCTGATGGGATACCAAGATGGTCTGTGGATGAGAATGGTTACATGGTAAGCACTAGTGGAGCAGTTATTCAGGGTGACGGACCTGTACTCGCCGTAAAAGGAACCACACACCAGTACATTGAATTTTATCCTGCCCGAACCGGTGGAAGATCCGGATATATAGGAGCCTCTAACCCAGCTAAGCCGGGAGAAGTTACATTAGCCTGTGACCAAGGTGATCTCGTACTTCAAGCAAGAGATAAAATTCTTGTAAAAGGTAGAGACCTTATCGGTGAACTTGATTCGCTAAAAACGTCTGGCGTTAATGCTAAGCAAGGCACAGTGGATGCCCTTAACGCCAAAGGACAGCCGGCATCCACGAATGAAGAGTGGCCTACACTCCATCAAAAGATACGCCAGATTACGACAGGCGTTCCCTTTGCTAGAATAAAAATGGATGTATCACAATGGGGAGCGTCATTCAGACCACATGAGGATTCTTCGGTATCATCTGGTCTTTATTATGTTATAGTTACTGGACTTAATTTTAGGGCGAAAGGAATTTATGTTCTCGACAATAGATATAATAGCAAAGTCGTATCCAGTTTCGATTCTGGGGTCTCTCAACGTGCGTATGTGACAGGGAGTGTGAATAGTTACGCGGTAGTATATAGGGATACACTTCCTCAACTCGGGCAGGGGGAAATATTGGCTACGGTTACCCCCACCAGTTTTATTTTTCCCGTGTCATACTTAGATGACCATCGCGGGATAGACGCCACTGTAATAGCGTATGGATAGGAGGTATTTATATGGAGATTGGACGTAGAATCTATTTTGATATTGTGACGGGTGAAAAATTGGTCGATACTGGCGAACGTTCGGGGGATGTGATTGAGACAACTATCGAACATGATATTGCTGTTTACAGAGCACTATCAGAGAGAAACCGTGAATCCTTTGACTATATCCAGTTAGAGTACGGACAGTATGCCGAAGATTTCGACTCTTGCATTAGCTACCGAGTCAATCCGAGTACCAATCAATTGGAGTTTAGTTATCCTAATCCAAATCAGCCAGAGCCAGAGAAACCAGCATATCGAAAGCCTTTGAGCGAAGAAGTGGACGAGCTTAAACAGTCGGTTGCCGAACTCACAATCATGATTGCACAATAATAGGAGGATGGTTAGATATGAATTTTACGAAGGACAGCGGGCTTGTGAAGGTATGGGTTGGCTTGGTTATGGTTGGAGTTTACAAAATGGAACAAGTTCCGAAGCTGTTCAATCTGAAAGATGCTGTAAACGAAGTAATTAACGGCACAGCACAATAAGGCGCTACCGGATAGACGGTCAGCGCTATTTTTATGCCCTCACGGCAGCGTGGGGGCTAATTCATGTTAAGGGGGAAGTGACGTGGAAAGATGGAAAGCATTTTTCGTATCTGCCGGAGCCACATTGGTTCCGGTTTTTGAATTTATGTATGGGCAGGGAGAAGCCGTGGCGACCACTATGATTGCCCTATTGTTCTTTATTATCATGGACTGGATTTCTGGAACTCGAGCCGCAAAGCTCGATAAGACATATGGAAGTCGTTACGGTCTTGAGGGAATAGCCAGAACGTTTTTCATTCTTCTGTTGCCGTGCGGCGGCCATTTGCTAGATGTGGTTTTTAGACTGCCTGCTTTTATATTTGGGGCACTTGCGCTAGGGACTCTCTATCATGTGCTGCAGTCCATGGTTGCAAATAGCATCCGAGCAGGATGGGGGGATTGGCTGCCACTTCCTGTACTGAATTGGGTTATGGAGCGGGTCAAGTCAGAACTGGATCAAAAAATTCAACGCTCTGAATCGCGTAAAGGGGGAGCATCAAAATGAAGAAGGTATGGATTGACGCAGGTCACGGAGGAAAAGATCCGGGTGCAAGTGGTTTTGGAGTTGTTGAAAAGAATATCGCTCTACATGTGGCGGTGGAAATGGCGAAGCAACTGGAGCGGGACTATATGGATGTAAAATGTTTTCTTTCTCGTTCCTCCGACGTATTTCTCGAACTGAGAGAGCGGACAAGCAAAGCGAATGCAGCAGGTGCGGACGTCTTGGTTTCTATTCATTGTAACGCAGGTGGTGGCGCAGGCGGCTTCGAGTCATACACATATTCCGGCACAAAGGATGCAGCCACGGTGGCGCTGCAGGATGCTATTCACACAGAGATCATGAGCCGACTGCAGCAGTACGGTGTTAAGGATCGAGGGCAGCGCAAGAAGGATCTGCATATGTGCCGCGAGTCACGTATGCCGGCAGTGTTGACCGAAAATCTTTTCGTAGACGTAGCCGCCGACGCTGCCAGACTCAAACGCCCAGAAGTCATTGAGGCGATTATATACGGCCACGTTGCGGGAGTGGCAAAGTATTTGAAGCTGCAGCCGAAAAAAGCGCAGCAGCAGCCTACAGGCAGAGGGACGAACATCATAGGGGCTGCATCTGCATCCGTGGCACAGGCGAAGGCATGGGCACGGTCGAATGGCGCCCCAACTGAGTTTGTAAATTTGGCCGATCTATATTGGGAAATGGCTTCTGCACGCGGCGGCATCGATCCAGCCATTGCATATGTGCAATTCGGCCACGAAACAGGCTTCCTCTATAGAGATGGCCGTAGCGCTGCGGGGATAGATGCAAGTCATTGCAACCCGTGTGGTCTTAAAATCACGGCTGGTGGCGGCGACTATCAAGCAACCGCACATAAACGCTTTGCCAACTGGCGCGAAGGGATTATGGCGCACTTAGACCATCTCGCACTTTATGCTGGTGCTGCTGGCTACCCTAAAAAGGATACGCCTGACCCGCGGCACTTTGTTTATCTGTTTGGCACCGCCAAGACGCTGGAAGACCTCGGGGCAAAGTGGGCACCGTCATCGTCATATGGCACTGATTTGGTTGGCAAGCTTTCGAAGCTGCGTGGCGCGGCGGTGGACAAGCCTGCCACAGCGAAGCCTAGCGGAGAATCCGCAACGGTAGAGTTGAATGGAATGGTGATTGCATCTGGGACTTTCGCGAACGGGCTTGTTACTGTCCCGGTTCGGCAGCTTGCCGAGGAACTGGGGGTGACCGTTGGTTGGAACGACTCACGCGCCACTGTCAATGGAAAGGTGATAGTGGGCAGTCAGAAGGTGGGCGGCATCGCTTACGCTCCAGTGCGAGAGGTAGCAGAGGCAGCTGGCTACCGCGTCACAGGTTGGGATGGTATTCAGAGAAAGGTCACTATTCATAAATAGTTGAATGGTACTCCGTAAAAGAACCAGATTTCAATAAAGAGCCGCGGGAACGGAAGTCTGTGGCTCTTAGTTTTTTTTACATAGGGTATAGCCGAGTCACACACATAACCACCTTAATAATATATGTATTGTAACTAGCGAGAGGAGGATAACTAACATGAGTGAAATTGGTCATCATCATCATCGCTTTACTTCTACAGCCATAATATTGGTACTGTTTATTTTGTTGGTCATCGTAATTTGTGGCAGCTTTTGTTAATTTGATAAAAGGATCCGAACTCACACTAGTTCACGAGGATCAAATTTATTAATGATTCATCTTTAGCATAGTTAACTTTAATATACTGTTGTCAAGTAGGCATAAAGGCCAGTTCGAATAAGAGCCGTTTCAATGGACAGAGTCGTGGAATTCTTCCCTTTGAATGGGCAACACTGCCTAATTAATTCAGTATAGGACAAAGCCGAGTCAGAATGAAGGTAACTTCTATACTATGTATATGTGCCAAACGAGAGGAGGTTAACTCATATGGGAGAAGTTCTTGGAGGATTCGGTGGCTCATGTGGTTTTGGTGGCTTTACTTCCATTGGTGTCATCTTAGTCTTGTTCATTCTGCTTGTGATTATTTCTCGTTCATTTGTTTTTTAGATAATTTCCATAGCCCCTCTCCTTTTACACTTCGGACATGTTCGATATACTGGTGTTGAGCCGGTACGCCGGCAAACAAAAAAAGAGTCGTATGGGAAGGCAAGGCATCCCTGCGGCTCTTTTTTTTCTTCCTTTATTTCTTCTTAATGCTTGGATAAACTATTACATCCTCCGCCCCAAATCGTTTAGACTTTTGGGACATCAACCAAATGAAATTAAACTGGTCTGACTGCAGTAAAAGTATTTTTCGTAGAGATGTCACCATACCAAGTCCAATAATCTCCCTTTTTATAGACTTTTAACATTACCGTAATGGAACCTTGAGAATGTGAAGGAATGATTTTATATAAACTAGATTTATCAATTCTGAGTGTCTTTGATGAAGAGGTCATGTCTCCCCTTTCAGGACACACCATCTTGCCAGGACTCGTGAAACAAACCTCATAGCTGAATGAAGCAGATGTTGACTTCTCGATTGTAACATTAATCCAGTTATCACTAACTCCATAAAAGGTTGAATCGGTATAAACCCTTGCAGTGTGGCCGTTATTCACAGATTGAAATCCTGAATCAGCACCAGCCGCTGCTGAAACAGCCGTTACAAAAACACTAAAGCAGAGGATTAAAATCAAAGATGCGAGTGATACTTTTTTCATTTGATTGACCTCCTATTATATGGATCATTTAGATAAATCTAAATGTCAATCCTATATTAACATATAGGCAATCTTTTGTCTGTTGAATAATGGAAAATAGAGAGAATAATTAGGGAAACTACATGATTAACAGAGTTTTTTGGCAATTAATCGCGAAATAACAATGCCTTGAAACAAAACGAATGATCCTATACAGCGGCAATAAACATAAAAAAAAGAGCCGTTGAGGAAAGAATCTCACGGCTCTTTTTTTTATGTTTCTTGGTATTACGCTGATTGCTTATTAGTTTCACAGAGTGAGGACTTTTCAATTCCTCTCTCCATTATAATTCTCGCAACCATATCTTTATGTGATTTGAGAAAATTATTTTGTATAGATTGTATTGAATGCGACATGATTGAACAAAATATTAAGGATGCTATTACAATAAAAATAAATAGGATAGGGGCATTATAAAATTCATTTACACTGTCCTGAAAATTGTTTACATTCTCTTTGAATTTATCTAACTGATCCTTGTCTATTTTAGCATTAACTGATTGAAAGACGCTTACCATCCAATTCATTGCAATGAGGAGCATAAATGTCATCAATGGCAGCATTAATTTTGCAAAAAGATCTACAATTTTATCCACGAATGTTGGTGCATCAGTATAGCGATCCAATAGGTGATTTTGTATTAATACCTCTCTATTAGAACATTTACTGTAAGAGCCATGTAAATTAACTATTTGCCCTCTTGCTCCTGCTTTATTACCTGTGATGTGATCTTTAATTGGTTCTAATACAGTTTTACGCATTTTACAGTATAGATACCATTCGAGTGCAACAAGTAGAATGAACGGAAGTGGTATTACATATTTTATCCAATACATCAAGCATCATACCTCCTTATCATATTGATATTATTGATATTATTTCTTCATAAGGAATCCACTGTACACCTTCTTTATTTCGTATTTTAATTCGACTGTCATCTCCGGAATCTTCAACGCGTCCTTTAATAACTTCTCCGTTAGATAACCTTAGGAACACTAGAGAATTATATTTTAAAGCGACATCATATTGCTCCTTCATGTAAACCTCCATTTTGGGACAATTTTCTATTTTGATTCCTATGATATAACAAAATTAGAGTTCTGAAAACTATGGAAGTTGGTATATTAGTACCGTTATTAACGTGAAATTGGCGATAAAGCATAGTTGAAAGGTCATAGTATATATGGGTCAAACGTAGCTTTAGGAAATGTAATCTGTTCGTCCTTAAACAATAAATCAATAGATTAACCTGTAATTATTGGCGGGTTATTTTTTATGTTTTTTATGGTCGATTTTAGTGAGATGAATGAGGGTGAAGAAGAATGGTGATTTTATAACTAAATCAATAAGGAGGTATGGGTATGAATTTAATCGATGATGCAAGAAACCGTTTAGATCCTTGTAAAGTAGTTCCGGAATTATGTAAAGAGGTTAAAGATGAAATAGGTAAAATTTATGACCAAATTGAGAAACAGGGGAAATCGGTTAGAGATACTTTAAATGAAATCGCAGACAAGGAAAATGTGTTAAACCCTTTTCTAGCTAATGCTGTATTAAATAAAAAAGTTGATAATCTCTTGTCGCCACATATTGATCCAATATTTCACGGTTTTAGTGATGACCTTCGAAAAATATTGCCAAAGATAGAGAATAATGATCAAATCGCACAAATTCATGAGTTAGGCGAATTATCAGGTCAAATATACGCTGAAAAGGAAGGAGCAGAAGGGAACTATGGAGATTGCGTTGTTTTCGTAAAAAATGCGGTTGCCGGAAGTGCTGTTTACTTTGGCACTGGATCCGCCGCCGCAAATACTGCTACTGGTGATATCCCAGGAGCTCTTGCGTCTGCAGCTTTGGCGGAATACATCAAAGAACAAGCCCCAGAGATTGCAGGAGCAGTTTGCCATAGAATATATCCCGATAAACAATAGACTGACAACAAATCATATGTAATTGAATGCATAAGAGCCGTAGGAAAGAATCCCACGGCTCTTTTATATTTATATGGTTTGGAGTGTTTAACTGTGGTTAAAAACGAGACGATACAGTCGATTACAATTTTTCGAACATTGACATGAACCGATGAATTCGAGGCGACTAGCTTTTACGACGAGGCAGCTTATTTTTTGATAGCTGCAAGGAAGAAGAGCCAGTGGGATTTGTTCCTTAAGGCCTTCATACTGGGAAAACTTAAGAAGCCAACAAAGAAAAAATTGCCCCTACCACTATCGAACCTGGGAGAGGAACCCCGTTTGACAGCCCGATAAGAAAACCCGCAATATCAGCATTGACCCTTCCCCAAACCGAGGATATGATGCCAGAATCAAGTTTGGCACTACTTGCTGCGATACCCGAAAGAGCTGCAGCTGAAGGTGTTCCATTTGCATCAAGAATGTTCTGATGCAGCTGGGATATTTGACTTAAAGTGTCTGGGGTAGGAGAGGAGCGAAGTAAATCAACGATTTTGTAAAGTGTATTTAATTCAAATTGTGATATTTGTTGATTATTATAGAGTAGATTTAGTTTTTTTTGTATGAAGTGATAATTATCAGCTTTGTACTCGTCTACCTCTGGCTTAAGTTTTTTGAAAATATTGTTATGCAGATTGCCTGCAGCAAAGGCAACAGTCTCATTTGGTGTAAACCAACAGTTGAATAGGTCGGAATGAGTGTAGGAGGAGGTATTAAAATTTTGAATATCTCTTATAGCCCACTGGGGTAATGTAGCCCAATTGTTTGGATGTGAAGTGAAATTTTGAGGGTAGGATTGAACGAAGTAATTCATTAAATGACCTTCTTTCGCATGATTTATTATTCATACTATTGCCCATATTTAAAAATGTGCATTACCAGCCTTAAGGACAGTAAATGGAGGCTCTGCTAAAACAAAAAAACTGTCATAGCGGCAGGTTATTTTTTGTTTTGATAATGAACATGTGCTTTTATATAACGAAAAAGAGCCGCAGGAAACATCCCTCGGCTCTTTTTCGTTATCGTGGAGCTGTAGTAAGTAATCGGCGGTAGCTTTATCCTCGGCATTTCGAATTAGCTCTGAACAGTAAATTGTGACCCGTTCTACTTATACAATCCTATATGAATCAAGTACAAATGCTAATCCCGCAGGGTTAGCTGAAAATGGTGGAAAAACATTATAGTTCACTGCCCGAAAGGAAACTACTACACTATAATTATTGTTTTGAGGAAGCAGTGGTGAAAAATTTGAAAAGTAACGAATGGTTTGCCAATTGTAAGGTTGGACTTCAGTATATCCCTTGACTGGATCCATGTTCCCGTCAATCAGCGGTGGTGGGTATGGACTTATTGATGCAACAAGAGCAGGTATAGGATCCACAGTATTATATATTTCGATTACGGCTTCGTGTGCATTATCAGTAAAAACAGTTAGGCTAGTGAGTACCTGTACAGGAAATGTGTGATTGAAAGAATCACACACAACCGCAAACCCTCTACTTTGCCCATCTGAAATAGATGAGTCCCATAAATATTCGGGCTCATCCGGTAGAAAAACATCGTCATTGATGTAGCTGCTCAATTTAGGCCAAACGACGGGAATTTGATCCACTATTGTACCGTTGCCAGGCGCTCCTAAACCTGCATCAAGTGCCAAACCAACTGCTGTAGCACGATCTGGTGCTACAAATACATTCTGGTTACTAACAGTTCTTTTTCGAAAAAAGACCGACACTTGTGTTCTCTCCTTAACATATTAAGATAAGATATTATATTGCACATAGGTATGAATGACAGGGCGTATTTCAGATGAGTGCGAAATATAGATTGGAAAGAAAAAAAGCCGAGGATTAGATCCCACGGCTTTATACAGCGAAGTCCACAAAAACAGGGCTCCGAGCAATCTAGCCTTTGCCCAGTTACGCTGTTTGACATGGTGCGTAGCAGCTCTTCTATATATCTGATTTATCCACTTCATGCCACATGAGCGTAAGAAGAATGGGCGGGATAATCGGCGAACTTGACCAGCTATATTGGCAATCCAAACTAAGTCTTCCGACCCGTATCTCTCCACGCTTATCACATTGCAACTTCCAGTGGCCACTAGCTACTGCTTTCCCCTTTTCTATACAAGCTACAGCATCAGACCATGACATCTCTGCTCCTTTATTTCGTTTCAGATCATCCAGAAATGCTTCATACCGTATTTGAGCCTCTTGCTCCATTTCTTCAGTAATCTCTGAATCCCTGTTCCACCGCCCTGCTCTGATTTTTCAGCTAATGAATTGTTCAGCAAGCCCTACATATCGCTTCATAGCAGTTAATTACATTTAAATCATAATTTTTAAACTTTCAGTAAATGATGACATTGAGTGTTATCAGATAAAACAAAGGAGGATTTACAAAAATGTCTGAACAAATCACAGGTGAAAGGAATTTTGCCCCACCCGTACCTGATCTAGTACTTGAGAGATTTCAACCAACCCAACCATACATACCCAGTGTCGAAGGGCTAAATGTGCCCAATGGCGAAGTGAACACTGTTTCCGCTAAAAGATTCATATTCGTCATGAAGGCCATAGCAGAAAACAATCTTTGGGACGATGTATTATTGCATTTTGAAGAAAGGGGACACGCCCAAATACAGGTATTTGCTTACATGGTTGATTTATTGAAAGAAGCGTTGAATGAAAAAGTAAGAGCGGGTGAAGCTCTTAACAAGCGGGGACAACGATTTTTAATGAGTGCGACCTGCGGTTCTGTTGGGGGAGGGGGACCTACGCGCCCTCCAGTGAGCCCCGGTGGAGGCGGAAGTGGAGGTGGCGATGCTGGAGCTGGCGACGGCGGGCATCCGCAGTAGAGGTCAGCCGTACCGGAATCCACTTGAAAAGCAGTGCTAGGTAAAAACAACCGGGGCCGTGACGACAGGTGGCTCCGGATATAATTTGGGCAATCGACGACTGCTGTCGCTGCATAAATCGCTGGAATGGTTGCCAGTTCTGGGTTCCTTTCATTTCAATGTCGATAATACACCCTTGTAGTAGGTACATTGAGCCAATAACTTTTTACAGAGAACATGTAAAAATCAAAATGCCCGTTTTAAGACACTTCACAGGTGGTCAAGACCCCATTTTATAGACATTAAAAAGAGACCCTAGGCAGCAAGCTGGCGTCGGTACTCAACCGGCGTCAGCTTCTTTAGTTTTCGTAGGTCGGCTTTACTTCTTAACATAAATTAGATACAATTTTTGCATACACTTTTTGAACACATTATATAGGAAGAAACACGATTTACCAGCTTGAATGAGTTGCTAACCATGCTAACGGACTTGCTAACGAACAGGGCAAAACAGAGAGGAACAAAACCCTGTGGATAACCAATAAATCCTTATATATCAATACTTAGGCCAAACGAGTGAAACAGATCCCCTAGACTTAGGATCTAGCGCCTTTGGCGTGGGGGTTCAAGTCCCTCTACGCGCACCATATCATTAAACCCTTGTCGGACAAGGGTTTTTTGCTATTTAAAAAAGGTGGGTTTAACTATTTCGATATTCTTCGTCCGTAGATTCGGACATCATTGTTTAATGAATTGGTTACTGCTTACTAAATGCTTGCAAACACGTATTGCAGACATTCTCCCAATTTCCTCTCCTATGCCCTCAATGTTTTCCGGACACCCCCAAACGACTTACCCACTATCCTGGTTAGCGTTTCTTTGTTTCCTTCTATCATCTTTCGGTCCTCACTTGTACTTATTTTAGCCCATAAACAGCGCTCATTTGAAACTGTTCATTCTTAGAGGGTTATGTTTTACGCAGGTTTAATAAGCGGCATGAGGTATGTATCATTTCTATAAGAATAGTCTCTAGGTTATCTGGGTATGTATCGCCTATACACACCGTCACACAGCATAGGACGAGTGCTGAAAGCTATACTCTAGAGGAATAATGATTGCATAAATTGAAAAGCTTAACGTTCTTTCAATCGGCTAATTCTGAGTTGTGGGCTTATTGATCTGCTAAAGCTGAATGCTGCATTTCTTGAAATGATGATTCTAAACAATATTCCGAAGGTTATGATTTGAAGAAACGAATTGATCGATGATTCAAGACAATCATCATCCTAATCATTACATCTTCTAAATAATACACCACCTTTGACTGGTAATAATTCATTTTATACCGAAGCGATTGATTCATTATTCGAACAGGCCTTTTATCGTTAAGCTGTTTGTTTATTTAGATAACTAAATGATCTAATATTGATTGTAGGTCTCACTACGCGTCCAGGTTTATTAACTTATTGTGTGGAGGATAGGTGGAATTGAGCTTAGGATAAGCTCAGGAGCCTGTAAGAGCCCTTTTAAACGCTTATAGAGGGGATTTGGAACGTAAGCGTCTCAAACCCATCTAGAGCGAATAGGGGGACGTATGACTGGAATAACGATTGCATTCCCACTATGGCGGCCTGGTGAAATGCTCAGAGGGGACGGGGAACGTAGAAAACTGATGGAGCTAGTGCATGATAATATCTGTTATGCGCTGTGATGAGGCGTCCTAGAACAGGCATCTTTGAGTCTGCAGTAGCTCAACAGCAAGGTTTTTCAGTTTTTTTTAGTTTTTTTCGAAATAGGGGTTGCATAACTGGAACCCTTATGATATATTATTACTTGTCGCTTCTGATATATCGTTTTGAACGGCAAATTGCGGACATAGCTCAGTGGTAGAGTATCGCCTTGCCAAGGCGAGGGTCGCGAGTTCGAATCTCGTTGTCCGCTCCATTATGTTTGCGCCCTTAGCTCAGCTGGATAGAGCGTTTGACTACGAATCAAAAGGCCGGGAGTTCGAATCTCTCAGGGCGCGCCATTTCTTCAATACAGTATCGGGATGTAGCTCAGCTTGGTAGAGCACCTGGTTTGGGACCAGGGGGTCGCATGTTCAAATCGTGTCATCCCGACCATTTAAATTTGCGGGTGTAGTTCAATGGTAGAACTCCAGCCTTCCAAGCTGGTAGCGTGGGTTCGATTCCCATCACCCGCTCCATTTAATAAACCAACGCCAATAGGCGTTTTTTTTTGTATATATGATGGGATGAGAACCCAAGGGTTTGACCGTCCGTAAAGACTTCGATGAAATACTCAAGTAGGACGAGCGTCAACATGAACAATAACCGAATGGAGCTGAGAGGCTCCATTTTTTCAGATCAGACATGTTGAGTACCGCACTGCAAAGCCTCTTGAAATACAGATCAGTGCACGTGCCGGAGAAGTTATAAGTGAGCCGACAATTAGAGCACCATAAGCGATGGGAGTATTCCCATTTCATTAATCCAGTATGAAATCGACGCCGAAAGGCGTTTTTTTGTTGAGATAGCTGCGTTCGCAGTCCATATTTAGACGATCATGTATGAATTATAGGCTCTACATGAAACATAATGAGTAGGATGATGAACATACATTTCAAGCTGTTTAAGGCTAAAAATACAGGTTAGCGATATCAAGATGACGATCGATAGTAAACCCGAACCAATGTAAGGGGATACAATTGAAACGTGCGATTTTTTCAATGAAAAGTAAAGATTTTCGTCTCAATTTGTAGTATGATGTTAAGAAAGTCTTTTATAGACTGTACTGAATTGTGAGATAGGGGGAGACGAATGAC